AAAACTGGAGACTTTGAGGGAGTCATACTTCCCATCAAGAGTTGCAACTCCAAAAGCTAAATCAGAATCACTTTCAGAGCAAGTAGACAATTCACCAGAGCAAGTTTCTGGTTCGATGTCTGCATATCTGAAAATGATATCAGCTATTAGCAAAAATTGAATTTAACATAATTCAAACAAAAAAGAACACTTAGTAAAAGGTAAACGCAAATGTTCCATTCCGAGCATCTGCAGGAAAAGTGGGCACCTCTCCTCAACTAAGAGGGTCTTGATCCAATCAAAGATTCGCACAGAAGAGCTGTAACCGCAGTCCTGCTAGAAAACCAAGAAAAATTCCTCCGTGAACAGTCTGCATTTGAGCAGTCTGGTTCATTCCTAACCGAAGCTCCAACTAATGCTGTTGGCTCAGCTGGTTATCAATCAGGTGGTGGTCAAACCGTTGCTGGTTTTGACCCCGTTCTGATCTCACTCATTCGTCGTTCAATGCCTAACCTGGTCGCATATGACCTCGCAGGTGTTCAACCAATGAGTGGTCCTACTGGACTGATCTTTGCAATGCGTTCTAAGTACAGAACTCAGGGTGGTCCAGAAACCTTCTTCAACGAAGTAGATACTGCATTCTCTGGTCAAGACGACGACTTCAACAATACCAACGGTTGGACCGATGGTGCTGTTGGTATGGGTACTACTGCTCAGGCAGGAACCAACCCAGGTGCTCTCAACCCATCAACAACCGCAACTCAACTGGCTTACAATGTAGGTCAGGGTATGCGCACCGATGAGGCAGAAGCTCTTGGTGACGGAACTGCTGGTGAATTCAACCAGATGGCATTCTCAATTGAGAAAGTCACTGTTACCGCAAAATCCAGAGCACTAAAAGCCGAGTACTCACTAGAGCTTGCACAAGACCTCAAGGCAATCCATGGTCTGAATGCTGAAGCGGAACTCGCAAACATTCTCTCAACAGAGATTCTTGCTGAGATCAACCGTGAAATCATCCGTACCATCTACAAGACTGCTGAAACTGGTGCTGTTCAAAACACCGCAACTGCTGGTATTTTTGACCTAGACGTTGATTCAAACGGTCGTTGGTCGGTTGAGAAGTTCAAGGGTCTGCTGTTCCAAATCGAAAGAGATGCGAACGCAATTGCTCAGAGAACTCGTCGTGGAAAGGGCAACATCATCCTTTGCTCTGCTGACGTAGCTTCAGCACTGACAATGGCTGGTGTTCTTGATTACACCCCCGCACTCAATACAAACCTGAGTGTTGATGACACTGGCAACACCTTTGCTGGTACTCTAATGGGCAAGTTCCGTGTATACATTGACCCATATGCTGCTAACCTGACTTCAGGTAACGCAACTCCAGGTAACCAGTACTACGTTGTTGGTTATAAGGGTTCTTCACCTTATGACGCAGGTCTGTTCTATTGCCCATACGTTCCTCTCCAGATGGTTCGTGCTGTTGGTGAGAACAGCTTCCAACCTAAGATTGGCTTTAAGACCCGTTATGGTATTGTTGCTAACCCATTCTCACAAGGAACTAGCACTCTTACCTCACCTGGTCTTGATGTTAACAGCAACCGTTACTACAGAAGAGTATCTGTTGCTAACCTCATGTGATTTAATTCACATATTTTCTTGGGGTCCGAAAGGACCCCTTTTTTTATCTAAATACTTAAAAAAATGGCAAAGCAATCTCTTTATAGTAAGCAAATAAGAAATAGAAACTTCTTAGCGCCAACTGGATTTAAGTTTATATTAGCAAAGTATCCTCAAGTTGATTTTTTTTCAAATGAAGCAAATTTACCAGGAATTTCTCTTGGAACAGCAGTTCAACCAACATATCTAAAAAATATTGATATTCCTGGAGATAAGTTAGAATATGATGATTTTAATCTAAGGTTTATTGTTGATGAAGACATGGTGAATTATATGCAAATTCATAATTGGATGCGTGGATTGGGATATCCAGAAAGTTTATCTGAAATTTACAATTTAAAAACAGAAAGTAATTTTCCTTCAGAATTTGAATCAAGTAATATTGAGTATTACTCAGATGGAACTTTAGAAATATTAAATAGCAATCAACAACCAAGATTTTTGGTAAAATTTTATGATTTATTTCCTGTGAGCTTATCCACACTTGTTTTCAACGCAACAGAAACTGACACAAACTACTTTACAGCTGACGTGTCTTTCAAGTATACTTTATATGATGTAGTTGACACCTTTGGGAAAAAAGTATGAATCTTGATTCGATTCAAGAAATGTGGGAAAAGGACTCTAAAATTGATCCTGATAATTTACACACGGAATCTTTAAATATACCTACTCTTCATGCAAAGTATTTCGATCTTTACAATACAATTTTTTTGCTGAGAAAAAAAGCTGAGCAACAAAAAAGAAATATTAGACACGAAAGGTATGAGTATTATTCTGGAAAAGCAGATCCAGAAACTTACGTAGAAAGTCCCTTTCCCAAAAAAATTAGAGACAAAGATACAATGCAAAAGTATCTTGATGCAGACGAAAAACTTTCTTCAGTTTGTTTGAAGATAGATTATTATGATACAATGCTTACTTATATTGAGAGCATTTTAAAAATGGTTCAAAATAGAACATATCAAATTAAAAATGCCATTGAATTTATGAGATTTAACGCTGGTTTGGGGTGAATAAATATCCATAGATGAATGGATTAATGTGATTGACACAACAGCAAATCTTATTATTTCAAAATCCAACGAAGTTTTTCTTAAAATAAAAACAGAACCTCATATTGAATATGAACTGAGAGATCATTTCAAGTTTGAGGTTCCTAATGCAAAGTTTATGCCCCAGTACCGTGGAAGGAATTGGAATGGGGAAATTCATTTGTACGATATGAGATCAAAGCAAATCTATGTTGGTCTGTTGGATAAGATTGTCAACTTTTGTAAGCAGTACGGATATACTTATAAGTTTGAAGATAATAAATTCTATGGCACCCCATATGAAGAGAATGAGCAAATCTCTTATGAAGGTGTTAAGGATTACATGCATTCTATTTGTGCCCATACTCCCAGGAAGTATCAAATTGAGGGAGTATACGGTGCTTTAAAGCACAATAGAAAACTATTAATAAGCCCAACTGCTAGTGGAAAATCTTTAATGATTTATTCACTAGTGAGATATTATGTGAATAGGGGAGAAAAAATTCTTTTAGTTGTTCCAACAACATCTCTTGTAGAACAAATGTACAAGGATTTTCTTGATTATGGTTGGGATGCTGAGTCATATTGTCATCGTATCTATTCTGGTAGAGAAAAAACTAACGAGTATCCAGTAACAATTACTACTTGGCAATCAGTGTATAAACTAGAACGTTCTTTCTTTGAGGACTATGGTTGCATTATAGGTGATGAAGCACATTTATTCAAGTCCAAATCTTTAATTGAGATTATGACTAAACTTCATCACGCAAAGTATCGTTTTGGTTTTACTGGAACTCTAGATGGAACTCAAACTCACAAATGGGTCTTAGAAGGACTGTTTGGACCATCATATAAGGTTACAAAAACCGATGAGTTAATGAAGCAAGGACATCTTTCGCAATTAGATATTCGTTGTATTGTATTAAAACATTCACCACAAAAATTTGAAACTTATGAAGATGAAATACAATTCATAATTTCTCATGAAAAAAGAAATAAATTTATAAGAAATCTTGCTTTGGATCTTAAAGGAAATACTTTAGTTTTATTCAGTAGGGTTGAATCGCATGGAGCAATACTTTTTGAAGAAATAAATAATAACAAAATTGAAAATAGAAAAGTATTTTTTGTTCATGGCGGTGTTGATGCTGAACAAAGAGAATTGGTTAGAGAGATAACTGAAAAAGAAAATAATGCAATAATCGTTGCTTCTTATGGAACTTTTTCTACTGGTATCAACATTAAAAATCTCCATAATGTTATTTTTTCTTCACCAAGTAAATCTAGGATTAGAAATCTTCAAAGTATAGGAAGGGTTCTTAGAAAAGGGAAAGACAAAACAAAAGCAACACTTTATGATATTGCAGATGATTGCACTTATAACTCAAGAAAGAATTATACTCTAAATCACCTTATTGAAAGAATTAAGGTTTATAATGAAGAAAACTTTAACTATGATATAGTCTCAATTAAAATAGAAAAATGATGGAAGATGAATTTTACGCAACAATAAAATTAAAAACAGGAGAGGAAATATTTTGTAAAGTTTCTCCTACGGAAGAATTTGATAAAACTTTATTGATCGTATACAATCCAATAATGATATCTCCAGTTAAAGGGAAACATGGATTATATGCATACAAAGTTGAACCTTGGTTAAAAACAACATCTGAAGACACATTCATAATCAGCATGGATAATGTTTTGACCATAGTAGAAACCTATGATAAAGAAATGATCGTTGTTTATAAAAACTACCTAAGAAAATCAACAACTAAAAATAAACATGTAAAACCATCTAGAAAAATGGGATATATATCTGATATTGATGAAGCAAAAAAGATTTTAGAGAAACTTTATAAAAATAGCTAAGTTATCATCTTTAACCCCAACAAAGGTATTTTAGTTGCATTTTTATTGCTTGTCAACCTTTACTATAAATGTTATAATACCTACATATTAAATTAGGTAAATTAATGATTACGACTACAGTTATGACTAGAAGAAAAAGGTCTGATCACTATGTCAATAACAAAGAGTTTCTTGCAGCATTAATTCATTATAGATCAGAAGTAGAGATTGCAAAAATTAGAGGACAACCAAAACCAAGAATTACAAATTATATTGGTGAGTGTTTCCTAAAGATTGCAACACATTTATCCTTTAAACCAAATTTTGTCAATTATATGTTTAAGGATGATATGATCTGTGATGGAATTGAGAATTGTGTTCAATACATTCATAATTTTGATCCACAAAAATCCCAAAATCCTTTTGCTTACTTTACTCAAATTATTCACTACGCTTTTCTTCGTCGTATTCAAAGGGAAAAACGTCAGTTAGAAATCAAAAATAAAATTCTTGAAAGGACTGGATTTTCTGAGGTTTTCTGTGATGATGGACTTGACGGATCTAACTCTTCAGACTATAATTCCATTAAGGATGCTGTCCACTCGAAACTTCGTTATTGAATGAAAGTTGCCATTATCACTGATCAGCACTTCGGAGCACGAAAGAACTCTAAACTCTTTCATGATTATTTCCTGAAGTTCTATAACGATGTATTCTTTCCTACATTAGAGAAGGAAGGTATTACTACAGTTATTGATATGGGTGATACTTTTGACAGTCGTAAAGGTATTGACTTCTCTGCTCTTTCTTGGGCAAAAAGTAACTATTACGACCGTCTACAGCAAATGGGAGTAACTGTTCATACTATTGTTGGAAACCATACTGCTTACTATAAGAATACAAACGAAGTTAATGCTGTGGATTTGTTGCTTCGTGAGTATGATAATGTAACTGTATATTCAGAACCAACTGAAGTCAAACTTGGAAATCTTAACATACTTTTTATACCTTGGATTAATCAGGAGAATGAAACAAAAACTCTCAAACTTATTGAAAAGACAACTTGCCCGTGTGCGATGGGGCACCTTGAACTCCAAGGATTTAGAGTTAATAAACAAATCGTC